CGCCAGGCCGCTGGAGCGGCCCGAGCCGGCCGTCCCGCCGAAGGTGGAGCCGATGATGGCGTCCACCCACTGCCCTGCGGCATCTCCGGCCATGTCCATGAGTCCGGCCTTGCCCAGGGCGGAGAGGATGCCGCCGCCAGCGTCCGCCCGATTGCTCAGGCGGCTCTCTGTCGAGGCCGCTGTGCTGGCCTCCCTGTAGAGGTTCTTGTAAGCTGCGGCATTCGAGTTGATGACCGCCGTCGTTTCAGCCATCTCCCGGCGCAGGCGCACCTGCTCCTCGATGGCATCGTCCAGGGCCCCCTTGCTCGTCTCATCCTTCAGCGACTTATAGGCCTTCTGTGCCTCTTTCACTTTGAGGCTGTTCTCGGCCATCTCTTTCTTCAAGCTGGCCAGCCTGTCGGTCAGGACGGTCTGAGCCTTGTCATATGCCTTGAGACTGGCCTCCAGGTCGTCCATGTCCTTGTCGAACGCCTTAGTATTGCCAGCGATGGACTTGAGGGACGGGCTCACCTGGTCATAGAGCTTCATTACGATGCCGACTTCCTCGGGCACGGATCATCACCTCCTCGCCTGTCCTTTACCCAAGTCTTCTTCCAAGTCGAGCTCATGGAGAGCGAGGGCCCAGGTCAGATCTCGGCCGCCGTAGTCCATACCGTAGTACATCTCCGGCGTCCAATGGTGCTCATGGAACAAATAGAACACCAAGTTCAGCTCTGGGTCCTCGCCCTCCATCAGACGTTTTTTACTTCTTCAATGGTCAGGCGGCGGTAGCCGCACAGCCGCTCGATCGCCCGGGCCAGGTCTTCGATCTCCCCGGGCAGCAGCATGGCCTTGACCGTCTCCTCAGGAGTGGCTCCGCCATACTTTTCCTTGAGCGCGGCCGCCTTCAGGTCAGGCTCGACGCACCCGGCCAGCAGGATGCTCAGGTTGCCATCCGATGCCACCGTCTCCCGGATGCGCTGCACCCGTCCATACGGGAGCGCCCGAAGGGTGAATACCACCTCGCTGCCGGTCAGCTCACTCAGGCGCTTGACCCGATATTTTGCGGTGGGTAGCTGCTCCTGCACGTTAGGCAGCTCGGGCCGCAGCAGGAGAGATAATACGTCCGTCTTCTTCTCGTCCATAAGTCCCTCCTGTTACTCCACCGGGATGAGGTCCAGCAGCTCGAAGCGGGTAAAGGTGAAGGGCGCGGTGACCTTGCCGCTGGTGGCGGCCTGCCAGTCCGCCAGGGTCATGTCGGTGAACATGACGCCATAGTAGGCGATGCGCTCGGCCCCCGCGCTGGCGGGGTCTGCCAGCTTGGAGATGATGGTGGACTCCGGGATGTCTCCGTCCTGGACGCCCTGCATCCGCTGGATGAGGCCGCTGTCCACTTTGTAGAGCATCAGGGAGCCGGTGCCGGAGCCGCTCACCGGCTTGGACTGCTCCATGAACTCTCCGCACAGATTGATCTTGTCGCTGTTGATGGCCACCTTGCCCTGGCAGCCGTAGCACTCCGCCAGGCGCTCCCCGTCCACCCACACAGAGCCATAGGTGCCGTTGGGGATGCGGCGGGCCGAAAATCTGTTCCTTGCCATGTCCGTACCTCCTTACAGGTTGTTGAAGAGGACCTCGAAGTCCTCCATAGCGTCCACCAGGCGGCCACGGCAGCGGATGAAGACCCAGCTGCCCGTCTGGTACTCCAGGACCTGCTGGCGGGTCATACCGGCGGTCTCGACGCCCTGGCTCTTGAGCCACAGCAGCTGGCGCTCATAGTCCACCTCCACATGGCTCTCGCCGGGAGAAAGGACGCCCGCCTGCTCCAGGTAAAGGAAATACTCGGAGATGGCGGTCACCAGGATCTGCTTGTTGTCGTAGGTATTGGGGTATCGGCCCAGATACTCGTTCTCGATCGTGGTGCGCAGGAAGTAGGCGATCAGGTCCATGCCCTCCACGATCTTGATCTTGCTCCAGTCCGCCTTGCCCTCCGTGGGGATGGTGGTCAGGGAGTTCACGGCCCGGGCAATCTTGGCCTGGATGCCGTCGTGGATCAGGATCAGCTTACCGTTGTTGATCGCCTCGGTCTGTTCCTCTGTGGTGCGGGCCGTCACGGCGGTGAGCTCGGGCAGGGCCGCGTAGGTGGCGCTCATGCCCATGGGGATGCCGGCCAGGATACCAGCGAAGCGGGCGCAATACTCCGCCGCCGTCACCGCGCCGTCCTTGTCGGTCATGCCGGTCTCATCCAGCTCGATGATGCCCATATGATCGCTCCCGGCGGTCTTCCAGGGCTTCACCAGCATGACGGTGCGGTAGAGCTCCCGCTGGGCCTTGACCCACTCCACCATTTTGGCCATCTCGTCGTCCGTGACGTCGGGAGGCCCGGCCAGATAGTCGATGGAATACTGCTCGATGGCCTTGAGGCCGCCCTCCAGGGCGGTGGTGTCCTCTGTCCCCTCCTTGATCACTACCAGGATCACCAGGCTGGGTGCGCCCCGGTCGGAGCCCTCGAAGGCCGTCAGGATATGCTTCTTGTTCTCCTCTCCCAGGCCGGAAGGGATGAGGGCGTCGCTGGAGAGCAGATGCACGCCCTGGGCGCTGGCATCGCGCACCATCATCGCGACGTAGCCCTTCTTGCTTCGGTTCGCCACCTGCGCGGCCGCCTTTTCAAAGGCGATCTTGAGGGTGGGCAGTCCGTTGGTCGTTGCCATACATTCACCTCATTCTTTCTTTTCCGGCGTCATCTCCGCCGGCGATCAAATATCCGTTCACCTCGAAGTCCTCCATGGGCGGAGCGCTGTCCTCCGGGTCCTGGAAGCCTGGCCTTGCATCGCTCCAGACGACCGCCAGCTGCACCTCGAAAAAGTCCGGGGCGCCCGTTCCCTTGTTCGCTGCGATCGTGGGATGATACCCTTCCACTTCCATGGACGGCCCGGGAAACAGAGCCATCACCCGGTCCTGACGGAGACCCAGCTCCTCCCGGCTGCTGTCGTGGTAATAGTCCACATCCACAAAACCGGTGATCAGCACCGTGGTCGTCTTCCTGACCAGGAACAGGTTTAGATCCGCCATCTCCGTCTTTTGCAGTTCCAAGGCGAAGGACGGGCGCTTGAAGTCCTTCGGGAGCCGGTCCACAAACACCGGCTCCTGGAAGGTCTCCTCCAGGATGGCTTTTACACGTGCCATCACATCGCTTGCATCCATCAGTAATCCACCTCATCTGCGATCATGGACAATACCTTATCAGCCGCTCGGATGGCGTGGTCTGTGGCCTTTAGGCGAGCAGAGCTATAGAACTGCCGCCCGGGGACGAACCGGGTCCCTGTCCTGTCATTGACACGGGACTTCCCTCCCCTGCTCCACCTGGTATCGCTCCAGGCATAGGCCTTGGTCATATCGGGCCTTCTTGCCCCGTGGCCCTTATCCAACCAGATGGTGATCTGCTTAGAGCTCACGGGACTCCCCCGATAGGTGTGCTGCCTTGTCTTAACGCCGCTCCTACTGCGGTCTTTGGACCGTACGGTCCGGCCTTTCACAGGGCTCACTGCGGCATATCCACCGCCGCTTCCCAGACGCAGCTCCTGCCAGGAGACCACGGTGCCCTTTGCATCCGTCTCCAGGTCAGCCGCATAGATCTGAGCGTTCAGGTCTTTCTGCATCTCTTCGCCCATGGCCTTCACGGCCTTGGCTTTGGCCTCAGGGAACGCAGTGAACAACGGCTCCCAGAACTCCACGAAGCGGTCCAGGCGTTCTCGCTCAAATCGCGCACGGCTGCCCATTACAAGTCCACCAGCCTTCCGAGCTCATACTCATTCTTGTACTCATCCAGTTCATGGGGGACCAGTACCTCCCACATCGTGCCCCTGACCTTCACCAGGCTGCCGGGGCGCAGCACGATCGGCTTGGGTGTCACCAGGACCAGAACCAGGTCGTTCGTGGACATGGGCCACTCCTGGGCGTGCCTGGCATACTTTTCCGTCAGCACACCAGGAAACGTCATCGGCTCAGTTTCATCATCCTCCTGGAGCTCCACGGTATCCACCGTCACCACTGCCGTATCCACCTCCATATGGTTGCGCCCCATGGGCACGATGGAGGTCAGGAAGAGGTGCTGGCCGCCCCAGCTCATGGCGTTGTGGAGGGGGAGGGCCGGCCGCCGCACCACCACGGCGGCGTCCCTGGCTCCGATGCCGACCTTTGAGAACAGGTTCGTCTTGGGCTGGAAGGTGATGGAGGCCCAGGCCCGCCGGACCGGGACCCACTCCCAAACTCCTGGGCCGGTCTCCTTTAGCTCCAGCACCTGGGCGGGCTTGTCCAGCTTCCCGGCGTCGATGTAGTCTCTCATACTACCCCTCCCGCGATGTGTCCGATTCGGACACGATAGGCTCGCTCAGCTTGAGCTGGGTAATGAGCTGCCGGAAAGCCGGGTTGTCCGCCACGATGGTGCCGGTGATGGTGGCGTCTCTCAGGTCGAAGTCCCGCAGCACCATGAAGTTGACACACAGCTCGTACTGTGCCTCCCTGTTGGTCCCGGCGGGAGGCTGGGATACCCCAGCCCCCTCCAGGTAACCCACCGCCGCGTCGTACAGGACCTCCAGGGTGGCCAGCTCCTCCGGCGTCGGCTCCTCGATGCGGCAGTAGGCCAGCAGCCTGTCCCGCCGCTCCTCGCTCATGGGCATGTCAGACCACCAGGCTCCAGCTGTTGCCGGCGGGCAGATAGAGGCTGTCCGCTGCGGCCGTCACGCCGCAGTCCACGGCCGCGTCCGCGCTGTGCTGGAACTTCAGGCCGATGTATCTGTGCTTCGCCGGGTCCACCTTGTAGCTGACCAGGACAGTCTGGGGGGCCGTGCCCACCTTGTCGGTGAAGACCACAGCCTCACCGATCGCCTCCGGGCTCCCGCCGTTGGATTCGGCGGAGCCCATCAGGGTGACCGTCACGGTCTTGCCGGCGCCCAGAGCTGCGGTGGACAGGGCGAAGAGGACCTCGGTAGCGCCGGAGGTGTCCACGAAGCTGGTGGTCTTGTCCTCACCATTCGTTACGGACTGGGGCGCGAATACGTTGGCAAAAGCCAGCTGCTCCAAAATACGTCTCATATGCTCCTCCTTACTTGCGGTCGGCCAGCGCCACGAAGGGGCTGCGGGTCTTGGTGCTGTTCTTGATGGTCAGGGGCTTGTTGACCTTGGGGGCGCCGTTGCAGCGGTACACCATGCGGAAGCAGTTCTGGTCGGTGAGGAACTCCACGTGGATGGACCAGTCCTGCTTGGCGGCGCCCTTGGTCAGCAGGATGTACTGGAAGGGATCCACCAGCATGATGTCGCCCTTGGTGCCCAGGGCGGAGCAGCTGTCCTCGAAGAGTACGGGCTTGTTGAGCACCCGCTGGGTGTCGAAGTTGCCCAGGCCGCCCTCGGGGTTCCACAGGAACTTGGATTCGTCGCCGCTCTTGATGGCCAGCAGGGGCAGCTGCTCCTCCGCGTCGGGGTGCATCAGCCACACCAGGCGCTCACGGCCGCGAGGCATGGCCCGGGCCTGCATCTTCACGGCGTTGTTGCCCACGAAGGTGCCGGCGGTCTGGGACTGCTCCTTATCCACCGTGATGAGGGCCTTGGACTTGATGAGGCCCAGGGGCTTGCCCACGCCGTCTCCGGCGATCACGGCCTCGGTCAGCAGGCGGTCGGCGGCCAGGGTGAAGCCGGTGGAGGCAAAGCCGGACATGAATGCGGCGTCCTGGAGCATCTCGTCGGTGCAGTAGAGGAAGCCCATCATCTTCTCCAGGTCCAGCTTCATCTCCTTGAACTGGGGCTTGCTGGCTCCCACAGCGGCGCCCTCGGCGGCCCAGTACATCTGCACGCCGCCGAACACGGACTTGCTCACGTCGGTCTCGTCGGCGCTGATCCAGCGCATGGAGTTGGCCGCGCTGGAGCAGGTATAGCGGTCCAGCCGATTCAGCAGAGGACTCATCTGCACGGCGCTCTCCATGATCGCGGAGGCGAAGTCGGTCTGGATGGCGAAGCCGCCGTCGGCGCCGACGCCCTCGTTGGCGCCCAGCACCGCGTTGTTGACCTGTTGGAGGCGCTTGTCCTCCACGTGGTTCTTGCGGAAGTTGTAGATGGCGGCCAGCTGCTCACCGATGGAGGCGAAGGGCTTGTCCGCCCTGTCCTTGTCCGCCTCGGGGCCCTTGCCGTCCGCGTGCAGCACGCCGTCATAGACGGGCTCGGCCGCCTCACGGCTGGCCTTGGCCAGCTTCTCCAGGCTGGAGATCTGGCCGTTGATGGCCTCCATCTGGTCGGTGATCTTGTTGGCCTCCTCGATCTTGCCATCGGTCACCAGGCCCTCGGCCTGGGCGAGCAGCTGGCCCTTCTGGGCCCGCAGCTCATTGATTTTTTCCATGTAGTCCATAGCGATCTCCTTTCATCGATCAAAAATGTGCAAGCGCTCTGAGCCGGGCCAGGGCGCGGCTTGCCGTTTCGTTTGCGGTCTCTTCGGCCCGCTGGGCGGCCAGGTGATCCTGGTACTTCTGCCGCATGGCGGTCGTCAGCCGGATACGGCGGGCCCGCGCGGGCCCCGAAGGCCCCGCGGCCCCCTCCGGCTCCTGGGCCTCCCCCACGATCTCGTCGATCAGGCCGTACTCCTTGGCCTGGGTGGGGGAGATCCAGACATCCTTGTCCATCAGCTCGATCAGCTCGTCCCGGCTCTTGGTGCCGCCTCTGGCGGTGTAGACCTCCAGGATGCAGTCCCTGGCGTTGCGCAGGCCTTCTGCCGCCCTGTCCATGTCCCGGTGGTCCCCCACCGCGCCCCCGCTGGGGTTGTGATAACAGAGCAGGGCCCCCGGTTCGCTCTGGATGGTCTTGCATCCGGCGGCGGCCAGGGTGGCAGCGCTGGCCCCATAGCCTTGATAGATGGCGGTGGTCTTTCCGGGGTAGCGCCGGAGCATGGCGCGGATCTCCAGGCCCACGCTCATGTCCCCGCCGGGGGAGTTGATCAGCAGGGTCACGTCCTCGCCCCCTGCCTCGTCCAGCGCCGCCTGGATGTCCATGGGGGCGGTGATGTCGCGGAAGCCACACCACCTCAGCACGTCGGCGGAGTCGTTGTCCCACAGCTCGCCTCGCAATGCGATATCAGGCATTTCCATCCTCTCCTTTCAGTACGGACTCCAGAGAGCCCAGAGCTTTCGTCACGAGGAACCGCTTGCCCAGCCCGCCCGGGATGGGGTCCAGCTCCTCCTTGGCCCTGGCGTCGTCCGGGTTCATCACAGAGTGCTCGATGAGCTTCACGTAGAAGTCGGCCCTTGTGGTCGGGTCCGCCCGGAGCAGGGCCTCCACGTTGCCGTGGACATAGAGTCCTCCGGCCCGCTGCACTTTGCTGAGGATCTTGTAGCTGTCCTCGCTCTCCCACTGGACCACATAGGGCAGCAGGGTGTCTGTCACGTAGTTCAGCCGCTGCTGGGCGTTGCTGTTGTAGCTCTCCTTGCCGGTCTGGAGCATGTGCTTGGGCACGCCTGTGAACCGGCTGATCTCCTCCACGGTGAAGTCCCTGGTCTCGATGAACTGGCTGTCCTTCTGGTTGAGGCCGATGGGGGTGAACTTCATGCCATGGTCCAGCACCGCCACAGCGAAGGCGTCGTCCGAGGCGTAGGCCTTGAACTCGTCCTTGACCCGCTGCCTGGTCTCAGACTTGGCGTCCGTGCCGATCTCCACGATGCCGGAGATCCTGGCGCCGTTCTGGTAGAACTTCTTACCGAACCGCTGGGCCATGGCGTCCACCGCGATGGCCTCCCGGGCCAGGGCCAGCAGTCCGCGCCCCCGGATGCCGTCATACGTCTCGAAGAACAGGAAGGACAGTTCGGACTGGGCAAAGCTCTTGCGCTCACCCTCCACGTTGTAGTCGTACCAGTAAATCCCCGTTTTCTGGTCCTTACGGATGGAGCAGCACTCGGTGGGGAGCGGGATACGCCCGATGATGTGCCCGGCCCCGTCCCGCCGGTTCCACACCGCGCCGAAGCCGTGCCAAAAGGCGTTGGACATGACGACCTTGCGCAGCATGAAGGGAGACATGTAGTCGTTGGGGCGCACCTTCAGCATCTGGTCCAGGTACTCGTCGGACACGGGGACCCGGGCGTCCCCCTCTTTTTTGAACAGGCCGAAGGGGATGAGCCCGAAGGAGTTGG